CTTCGTCTTCGTCTTCTTTATCTTCTTCACTGATGCTCTTTGTTGCTAATGCTTGATCTTCTTCTGCTTCAGATTCTTCATCTGCTGCTGTTTCAGCTTCGTCTGAATCTGGTGCACCTTCAGCAGCAATTTCTTCTTCTTGATCGTAGTCTTCCATTTCACCCATTACTTCTTGACCTTCATGATCGCAACCGCATGATTCGTATGCCATGCCACATTCGTTGCAGGTTTCTTCATGACTATGACCTTCTTCATCAGCATAGTCTTCACTACCATGCGAATCCATACCTGAATCCATTCCAGGTCCTGCTACTTTCTTGATAAGTGCCATCATACCATCATGATCATCAACTACAGTTAAATCACCATGTTGTTGTACTGAATCAGTAGATGCTGAACCATAATCACTTGCGGGGGCTTCATCACCTAAGATTCCCATTTGTCTTACTAATGCCATTAGTTTATCAGCATCGCTATCGCTTGCAGTTACGCTAACACTGTCAGGTGAACCTTGTTGACCTTTACTAACAGAAATACTCATACCTTCAGTAACTTCACTATCTTCTAATAGTGCATTTAATTGTTTGTCTAATGCTTCAAATGCAAATGCATCATCCTTTACAAACTTTTTACCACCAAGTTCAAATTCACCACCCTTTTCTGTGTTCATTGCAGCCCAACTAAATGGACTTTCTTCGATGTCCATTTCATCTTCTACCATACCATATTCTTCATCCACGGCACCAAAACTTGCCATATTATCAACTACATCTTGTTCGCTTTCTTCACCAACTACTCCACGCAACGGCATAATACCGTAACAGTCGTCAAGACCCATTTTGTATCCGTCGTGATACATGCGAGCTTCTTCAGTGCCCTCATCATAACGGCAATTGTAACCTTCTTTAGCTAGTGCGTGTGCCTTACCATGATGATGTGCAGCTTTTAATCGTTGATTCATACTTTCATCGACTTTCTTTTTCTTTTTATCATCAGCAGCTTTCTTCATAGATTCTTTTTTATTACCATCTTTGTCTAAATCTAAGAAGTCTGGTTTTTTACCTTCCGCCATCTTTTTCTTTTTATGTGAGTCATCATAAACTGACCCACTGGCTCCGTCCCATTCGCCTATACCTTTTCCATCTTTCATAGCCTGGCAAATATCGCTATCACCTTCAAACTTATCAGCGCCTGCTTTACGGCATGCGGATTTCCATCCAGCATAAGTGTTGTATTCAGTTTCACCCATGTGATTTTTTGCTTCCGCCATATATGACTCATCAAGAGTACCATCCCAATCAATATTATTTTGCTGGCGAATTTGATCAGCCATTCTTTCACCTTGACGATCTCTCTGTCCATACCAAGTATTTTGCATAGCCCTACTATGTGCCATCATTGCATCACACATCTCAGGGCCAAATTTGGCTGCACACTTAGCTTCTATTTGTTTTAGTTGACCAGCATATTTTGCGATTTTTGCTTTGTCATTACGACCTCTACCACTTTCACCATTTAAATAATAATCATACATGTAAAAAGCATCGCCGTGTTTTTTCCATAAATCAGTAGGATCCATACCTTCCGCCATACCTTTCTTTGACTCTAATGTTAGCGGTGATGATAACGAATCGTTTGGTGGCATGTCAGCTTCATTTGTATTGCGTAGGTTCGCTAATATTTTACCAGCTACACGCTTACCAGCTATTTTGGAACCATAATGTTCACCTTCGCTCTTAGCGATACCGCTAAATTTTTTGCCTGGCTTACCAATGTCTTTACCAGCACGAGCTTTTTTAGCACTATAATCTTCTGAATCTTCACCTTCATGCATTTGTTCACTTCCAAGAGTCTCTTGGCCAAGAGTAATATCACCTCTCGCAAAGGGTTCGGCGGCTTGTCGGTTTTTTGCGGTTGCTACTACTTTACCGTTCTTATCTTTAACTGCTACTGCGCCTGGCATAGGAGCGGTAGTGTAATTTTCTTCTTCAGGTAATACTCCTTTAGGTCCATGTGTACCTAATGACTTTTGAATAGCTGTCTTTAATTGGCCTGGCTGACTTTCACGGTCGTGCCTTGTAAATTTATTGCGACTTCCTGGATAGTTGCCAGCTGGAATGTTATCTAAATTAGTTTGACCCGCCCTTGGTATTTTATTAACACTGTTTATTCCAGTACGGGCTAACAAATTATCTTTTTCATTAGTTACTTGTTCTGCTTCCATCAACTTATCTAACTCAGCAATCCAATCTTTTAGACTTTCAGTAGTGCTTTTCTTTTCTTTAGGTTTTTTCTTTTCTTTAGTCTCTTCGTCTTTAGGCTCTTTGTCGGATAATTTGTTTGTAGTCTTTGGAAGATTTTTTAATTCTTTACTATCTTTAGGAAAACTGCCTACAATGTATCTTTGTACCTCGGCTGCGCCACCATAACCAGCTTTAACTTGTGCATCACCACCAGCTTTCTTTGGAGCACCACGACCACGCTTTTCAGCAGGAGCAACAGCTTTTTTCTCACCGTCTTCGTCTTCGTCATCGTCATGCTGCGCGGCACCACCGTATTTTTTTCCAGCTACTTTGCGTGAAGTCATTTCAGCTTCATTTAACTGGTCTAATTTTCCTATTAGGTCTTTAAAATCCATTTTTCAGTTCCTTTTATTTCTGTGCGCCAGTTTTAGGCAATGTTGGGCGTTTGATGGTGCTCATAGGACTTTTTACTCCTAAAGATTTGTCATCTTGCATAGGCTTCCATGGGTCGAATGAATCTTTAGTTTTAGGAGCATCAAAATGTTCAGTTCCCTTTACATGTCCATCTTCAGACTGCTTTTTAATTTCGTCTAAGTAAGAATTACTATAAGCTTTACCAGCTTCTTTGCCATTATCAGGCATTTCTTCGTGTGTTAAAACAGGACTGTTTTCCATTTGATTCTGATACATTTCAGATTCTTTATCTATACTGTCGTCAAATGATGTTGAAATCATTCGAACCATGTTCAAGTTATAGCCTAATAGCTGAGCCAACTGTTGAACCATGGGTTCTGTAGCTGGGTATCTAAATTCACACTTCATAATTGTTACAGGTTGATTTTCTAATCCGGGGAAACCATAAGGAGTTTTTTGTATAGGAGTAGAAACAGGTTCGCTGATTTTAATTGGATCAAATTTTTTCAAGTTAAACTTGAACATATCTAACCAATTTTTATCAACTTCACCTGCAATCTTAATTGTGTAATTATAAGTCTTTACACTTTCGAAGATAAATTGTTTTAATCCACGCATGGCAATTCCATATTATAGTATTATTTATCTATTTATAAGTTTTTTTAACTATCTTTATCTTTGGCTTTTTGGCCAACTAGTTTTAATAGTTCATTTCTATCAGCTACTAATTTGCCTTCTCCCAAAGGAGTGTTTTCTAGTTCTTTATTAGTGGCTGCATTTTTCTGATCTAACACAGCTTTCTTTAGCTGTAATTCAATCATCCTTAGTTTCTTGTTAAGCTTTGCTGTCTTTGCAGTAATAGCATGGCCTAAAAATGTACTGGCTGCTGAAAATATTTCACTGCTATATCTACTATCTACTTGCATGCCTAGTTCTTTTAGATCCTTGAAACTGTCAACTGCCAATGTGGCAAGTTCATCCATCTCATCATCGCTGGCTTCTAATCCACGGACTTGAGGCAATGCATTGTCAATTTTTTCAAGATTGTCTAATGCGTCTTGTGTTACTTCTACTATTTCTTCTTTAGGAAAAATATCACTATCCACAGTTTCTTCGTGCTGTGCCAACTCAAAAAGTTCCGATAATTTTTTAGTCATAATAAGTATTTATGAATAATATAAATTATCTTTTACTTTTATGAAATATGTGGTCTTCATTAATAACTCTAAAAGTCATACCTGACTTTCTGCAAAACTCGGCGGCGGCTTTCCACTTAGCGTGATTGATAGCAACTATAGCGCGATCTTTGGCACTAGCAGTTCTACTTTCTATTAGACTTTGTTTTTTAGGTTTGATTTCTACTAACTCTGCTTTTTTCTGCCCATGCTTGTTTTCATAAATTACTAAAAAGTCAGGAATATAATTGGCTCGTTTACCAGTTAAAGGATGTATGTAGGGTATATAAAGTGGTTCACTAGCCCATTGTAATATGCTAGAGTTGTTATCTAAAAACATCATCATTGTCATTTCCCAACCTGATCTATATTTAGGTTTATGTTTGCCTATATATTTTTCAGCGTTTTTAGGTGTAAATATACCTTGGGCGTAATGAGTCATTTTATTGAATAATATTTCTAGCTACAAATTGATTAGGCGGCGGTGTAATAGCAACACCATACAATGATGTTTTTGATTTGAAGCTATTCAAGTAATAGCTTATTACACTATTCATTTGTAAATTATTAGTACCCTTAACAGCATTTAATAATTCTAATACAGGAATACCTGTTTCTTGCGCTATTCTAAAAAATACAGCAGTGAAATTACCCGCTATATTTTTAGTAGCGCATACTGAAGCAAAATAACCAAATACTATATCAAAATCAGGGGCATTGACTCGTAAATCAAATGCGTAAAAAGAATCAAATATTCTTACAGTTTGGTCTAACGATGTTCTAGTATCTAAAATTTGTGGCATTATCTTCCTCTTGTGGCACTACCGGCATTCTGTGTAGGTCCTAAATTTTCAGGACTAGTTCTATTCTCTATAGGTGCTCCTGCTGTACCTTGATTCGTTGGTGTAGCACCAAATATAGGTGTACTAAATAATTTATTTCTA